CGATCCGCCTCCGAGCGCCGCGTATACCACGTCAGGAAGTCCGCGCCTTCCGCCATCGTCCCGGTGAACCAGTCGATGAACGCGCGGCGGAACTGCCACGTCGCCTCGCTTGCCTCTTTGCGATAGGCCGAAATGATCTTGTCCTCATCGGCGATCATCTCGGCGTCCACCCCCGCCGCGAGCAGCTTGTCGCGCATGAGGATTTGCTGAATGACGCGGCTATCGAACTCCGCATAGGGCAGGAAGCCGACAGGCGGTGGCGTGGTGCGCTCACCCATCACGTGCAACAATTCGGCTTCCTGCTCCGTGTAGCCGGCGGGCACGCCGCCATTCGGGCCTTGGATGACCCAGAACGGACGGGGGTACACGCGCTGCGTGCGATACATCTCGTGCGCGTAATCATCCACGAACACGCGGCGCGCATAGGCACGGCCCTCGGGCATCATCCGAGGCGGCGCATCCTCCAACATCGTGCGAATGCCAGCGGGAATCGCCCAGGCGGGTTGCATCTGGTACAGCACCCAGCGCGATCGATCGCGCCAGACGCCTTTCACCTTGCCGAGCACGAACTCCCACTTGAAGTCGAGATAGCTGTGCGCCGTCGTCTTCGGCGACACCCGGCGTAGCTCCTCCACCCATTCGCGCGGCGCCTCACGCGTCATCTCGGCGACGATGCGGATGTTCATCAGACAACCCTCACGAAGACGAGATCGTCCGAGTGCGGGATGTCTCGCTCGTAGACGCCATCGCCATTCGAGGAGAGGCCATCCGCCGAGGTGTTGCCGGAGATCTGGATGATGCGACCCGTCTGCGGGTTGGTCGCCACCACGAAGCCGACGTGATGCGCGTCCTCGGTCCCCGGCCGCACACGGAGATAGAGATCATTCGGGAGCGGCGACTCGTACAGCCAGTTCGCTTCCCGCGCGATCTCGAAGATCTCGTCGCAGCTCCCCGTCCGCTTGAGCGGCGACAGCCCTTGATAACAGATGTCTAACACCAGTGTGGCGAAGTACGCGCACCACGAGTCGCCGGGCTTTCCGCCACACCAGTGCTGGATCGCCTCGACACGCTGTCCCTTGTTGCCAGGCAATTCCCGGACGTAGCGGAATTGCCTGGCAATCTCGATCGGGTCGTAGATGCGCGTGGCCATCGTCAGAGCCGGATCGGCACGACCGGCGTGCCCACATCCGTGTCGTCGAGCAGCATAACGCTCGGGAACCCGGCCATCACGAAGGCCAGGAATGGCGAAGCGGGAAACGCCGTCCCCGGTGTGTACGGGGTCGCCGTATTGTTCCTGATCTCAAACGTCCCCACGATGGTGAAGCCGACTGAGAGCAGGCTGCCGCTATTCATCGCAGCGATGAGCGCTTCGAGTCCGTTCGGCACAAAGACCCAGTCACCACCACCAGCACCACGGTCGCCGACGTACGCGACTTGCGTATCCCCACCCGCACCGAGCAGCAGCAGGTAGCGCCTCGTCCCGCCCGGTGGGATGTCCGCCTGCCCGGTCATCGTCCATGTGAGGCTCGCTGCAGAGTTGCGCCACATCCCGTCGTTGGCGTAGGGGAACGCCGCGCTCGTCGTCGGGTTCGGCGCCAACGTGAAGGCGATGGGTCCCGATATGCGGTTCGCCGAGAGCAGCCCCGTCGCCACGGTGAGGAGCGCCAGCCGACGCGACATCCCCCCGCGCGGGATGTCGTCACGGTTCCGGATATTGAGCATGGGACGAAAGCCCTCGCCAAACACGAACGGCATCGCGGCAAGGAGCTGCGGATCCGGCGGCGGATCGACGAGACCGGGATCGAGTCCAGGCTCAAACGGGAAATTGGGACCCGTCATGGCTGCTCCGTGAGGTTCGCGAGGTAGCCTGTCCCTGCGCGATTCGTCCAGACGCGCGCATACACAAAGTTGTATGACGCTGCGTAGGCCCCACGGTCCTGCACCTTATCGAGATCGAACATGCTCGGACCACCTTCATAGTCCGGCTTGTCGCTCAAGATTTTCTGCGAGATGCAGTCTGAGTTCCACCCGATGAACATTCCGGCGGGGGCCAGCACGGACGTCATGTACTTGATGCCGTCGGAGCTGATATCGCCGTTCAGGTTGAACCGCGTGTTGTCGTTGTAGCGGAGCGCGGCGCGCTCGCCCGCAATCACGTCACGCCGGACGCCCTGGCTCATGATGGCGCGATTCATCTTCACGCCGCCGTTGTTCCAGAGATTGTTAATGAGCGCTTCTTGCAGCGCGTACGAGAGACGGCCACCGGCCGTGTACGCGTAGCCCGCCTTCCAGTTCGGGGCCGTCGCCGTGGCGAGACCATGCACCGAGGGCGAGGTGAGCCCGTCGATGAACCCGACCGGCCAACGGTTCTGGTCCGTGGCGGTCAAGGTGTTGTCCGTCACGGCAGCGGCCGGAACGATCAAGTCGGCAGCCGTCGGCGTGATGGACGAGTTGAACGTCGTGTCAATGAAACCGACGCCGGATGCGATCGACGGCGAAGCGGTGACCATCCCGAACTCGACGAGCACACCACCACGGATCAGGGCAATGGGGTCGCCATTGCGGAACAGATTCGAGAGGTAGGTGTTCTGCGCGAGCGTGCCGCCCGGGATGAGCGTCGAGCCATAGCCATTCATGATGGCGAGGCCGTTCTGCACGGTGCCGGCCGCGCCAGCGGTCGTCTTCACCACCGCCACCGTGCCGGTGGACGTGCCGTACGTCTGCTTGCCGATCTTGCGCGCGAAGTTCTCGACGCACTTGATCGCCGAGTACAGCGTCTGGCGCTGGATCATGCCCGCCCGGCCACGCGCATCGAACGCCTGTTCGAGCGTCGTGAAGCTGTAGCGGAAGTTCGCCTGCACGAACGTGAACACGCCGTTCTGCGGTGGCGCGGTGGTGAGCTGTGCTTCCCAGCCACCGTCCGGGATCATGGCCGTGAGATCCGGCTGGTACATGACGTCCAGCACGATCCGCATTTCGTTGGCGGACGGCGTGATCAGCTCATCCGGGTAATCATCGAACCAGTCGTATTCTTCGGTTTTGCGCTTGAGCGCAACCTTCACCGCCGTATTCGTTTTGCGATACAAGCTCGCCAACGATTGAACGGTGGTAATTGATGGAGGATTTGCGACTGCCACGGAACGACTCTGCGCGCTCCTGCGCGCGGCGTGGGACTAGGCGATTGGTGGACGTGAGGGTTTACTCATCGTTGTCGTCGTCCAAGATCAGGTCATAGATCCGACCTGACTTCATCGCGCGCGTCAGCTCCGCGCTCGACATTTGATCGAGCGGCGTTTGGTTCTGACGTGCAGGAGTGGCAGTGAAGCGTCCGTTGGCCGGGTCGCGGTTCGGAAGCGGCTTGCCATTTGGAACGACGGTCGTCGGCGCGGCGGCCTGCGCGCGGGCAGCATTCTCTAACGCGGCGTCTTGCAAGCGTTGGAGCTGCTGCGTCATGGACTGCCGGAGCGCATGACGATCTTCCAACAAACTGCCCAAGAGGTTCAGATCGATGATCGGAGAACCAACTTGGACATTCGCCTCACGCGCCTCGTCCGGGGTCGCCGGTCGTACGATGGACGCGTGCATTCTGGCGGCGTGCGAGCGCACGGTGGCAATGTCCTGCTCCGTGAGCCCTTGCAGGTTCTGCGCGAGATAGCCCACCGCATTGTGGATCGCGGTCTGCGTCTGCGATGCGATGGTGCTTTGCTGCTGATCGCGCGCTGCCGTCTCGATGGCCGATCGTTGCGCGAGCTGCTGCGCCTCGCGGGCCGTGAGATGGACTTCTTTGATCAACTGCTGTCGGGCGACCGGATCGGTCGCCAGTGATACCAGTGTATTCTCGTCGCTCAGCGCTTTCAAGAGCAATGTGGCGCTGGCGTCCAGCATTGCCTTTTCCGAATTCAGCTTGTCGTACGCGGCCCGGCCACCGAGCTTGGTGTACTCCTGGGTCTGCTGATACAGCGATTGGTTCTGCGCCACCAGGCGATCGGCCTGTTGCAGCCGATCTTGTAATCGTGGCAACGCCTCATTGGAGATGATCGCGCCATGACCGGGGATGATGAAGCCACCTTCGAACGCGCGCGGCTGCCCGTCCACCGTGTAGTTCAACGGCTGACGTTCCGGCAACGCGTCGGTGGCTGGCTGTTGGTCCGGGCGCTGTTCGCCCGGCTGCGCGGGCGCCGTCGGCTCAGCCGGTTCTTTGACTTCCTGTTCGTTCTTTTCCGGCTCTACCGGTGACGCCGGAGCTTCCGGCTTCGGCTCCGGCGCCGGCTCGCCACCCTCTTCGGTCGCGACGATCGCTTCCGACAGTTCGCCAAACGCTTCGGCCAGCGTGGGATCTTCAGTGGTGTCAGGCGCTGTCATTAGTCTCTATCCCTCGTCCGATTCTTCGGCCGCGTCACGGTGCCACTTTCCGGCGCATCATTGAATTCGTCCCGGCGGGTCGTCTTGCCCGGGGGCGTCGTCCGCGTGCGCGGGATCGCCGGATCTTGTTCGCCGTTGCCGCGCTTCCGATTACTCGGGAGTTGGCTTGGACGATTCGTGTCCGTTTCCTCGCCCGACGTCTTCATCGGATTGTGCATGTACGCGCGGAGTCGCTTGATCCGGATGTCGTTGATCAGCGTGCCGGTCGCGCGCTTCTTATCGAACCCGGTGAGGTTCTTCGGCCGTCCGCTGTTCGGTCGATCGCGCGCGGTCTGCCCGTGCGTCTGACTCATGCTCGGACTGGCGGAGTTCGGCTGGCCGCTCCCCGAGCGCTGCAGGCGGCCGTCCTTCGGCAGGCTCGGGGAGCCGGTGTCGTGGCTTCCGAACTTCCCGTCTTCTTTCTGCGGGCCTCGGCCAACACGCGAGCCGCCGAACCGGCCGGTGGAATTATTCGGATTTGGCATCTCGTATTAGTCTCCTCTTAAGTCTCGGTCGAGTCGCTCGGTCCGAGCATCCCGCAGCCGATTCGTGAGGCGCCGCGCCGTGCGAGCCCGCGACCGTCCCGGACTCCGTCCTCGCCCCGCCTGGCTCATCGCAATCGCAACGGCCTGCTTCTGCGGCTTCCCGGCCGCCATTTCCGTTCTGATATTCTCGGAAACGACCTTGTTAGAACTTCCTTCTCGAAGCGGCATATCACAGTCCTGTTAAGGCCATGACGCGTGGACGCAGGGGAACCGGCGCGCGGACCCCCTGGACGCCTTGTGGCATCTCGCCGATCCCGCCGTTGAGCATTCCTGCGGCACGACCGATGGTGTCGGGCATTCCCGCCGTGCCGGTCATGCGACCCTCGGTCGGCGTATCGAGCGTGCCCTCTTGGAGCAGCCGCGCGAGCTGACCGAGGGCACCGCCCGTCCCAGGCTGCAACGACGCGGGATTGATCTCCGGTGTTTGGCGAATGCTGGCGCCGGGCGCCGTGCTCGGAGGACTGGACACGCCGCTCCCCAACCCGCTACTCAGGAGCCGCGCCATCGCGCCCGAGCCGGGCAACGCCGTCATCCCGCCGGTCCCCTGCGGGAATGCCTGTGCCGCTAGGCCCTGCATCGCTCGTGAGAGAAATGCCATAAGAGTCTCCTAACCGGCCGTCACCGGACGACCCGGCGACTGTTGCTGCATGTTGGTGGGCGTGGTTGGCACGCCGGGGCCCGCGCTCTGGGCCTGTGCCGACGCATTCGGCTGATAGGCGACCATGCCGGCGGCCGCGCCGGTCGCGTTCTGAGACTGCTGCTGTGCGGCTTGCGCACTCGGGAAGCCGATCGCGGCCGCTTGGCGCATCTTCGCGTACTCGTCGAGCACTGGCTGCTGCCACTGCGGTGGCTGCCGGGAGAATTCCGTTGTGGAAAGCAGGTTCGAGATCCGCCGTTTCCGGATTTGCGAAATCTCGGGTTCCGTGTCGTTGGGAAGCACGAAGGCAAACGGGGTCCACGGCATCTGTGGCGGCGGGATCTGCGGCGGCTGCGGCGGCGCGGGCGGCAGCGGGTTCGCGCGCGCGTTGATAACGGCCATCTGATAGGCGTTCATCGCCGTCGCGTTCTGCGACTCCGGTCCGAGGTTCATCGGTGGCGGACCACCGGCCACGATCGCGGCCGCCTGCGCGGCGAGCTGGTACTGCTGCGCGGCTTGCTGGAACTGCGCCTGCATCTGGTCGTAGAGCTGTTTCTGCTGGGCGTACTGCTCCCACTCCTGCGCCCACTCGGGATACGGCATGCCCTTGAGCCAGAGCGAGACCTGCCGCTCGATGCGCTGCTCGTGCGGCGAATCAGAAATCCCTAACGCATCGGCGAACGTCGGCCGCGCGATCTCGGCCGCTTCATCTGCCGAGATCCAGCGCATCTGTTGCGCGAACGCCGTGGCCTGCTGCTTCTCGGCGGGCGGCATCATCGTGCCGGTGCCCGCCTGGATGCTCACGCGATCGATGACGGCGAAGTCATTGCCCCGGAACCACTCTTCCTTGTACGCGCCGTCCTCGCCGACGTAGTGAATGAGCTGTGGCGCTTTGAAGTGCTTGACGACGAGCTGCAACTTGATGCGCCAGAACCGCGACCACGCATCCATCGTCGCTTGCGCCGAGCGCGAGAGCGCGACCATCGCCTGCCGCACGGCGATATTGCGCGAGATGCCCGAGACTTCTTGCTGATCGTTCGCGCCCATCGCGGGCTTGGTGAGCCCGGACGCGCTTTCCATCTGTGAGTAATTCCACGCGACGGTTTGGATCAAACCGGGCGGCAGGGGGCGGGGATCTTCGTAGTGCGGATAATCCTCACGCGACAGCACGGGGACCGGTGTCCCGGTGCCGCGCGATTGTTCGATCTGCCAGCCTTGTACGGGGCTGGTCGAGGGGATGAACTTCGCCGGATGGAGGATCGTGTCGAGCGCTTCGAGATACGACACGAGCAGGGTGTTGCTCGCTTCGTGCGCGCCACCGAAGAGCGCGATCGTCGCGAAGCCGGTGGGATCGCGATCATCCGGATCCATGCGCGGCGTGAGCTGCACGACCGGCATTTCCATGCACCGCTCTTCTTTGCCACCGGTCGGCAAGCGCACGATCGCGCTGTTGGTGCTTTTATAGATCGTGAATCCGCCGAACGCCCCGGAGCAGACGATTTCTGCGCCTTTGGGGTAGCCCCGATACTGGCCGATCGTGGCCGGGGTCGCTCGACGGTAGACGTGGTAGTAGAACATCAACCGTTCATCATCCGCGCCGCCCGGCGTATCGCCCTTGCCACCTGTCGAGAGCTTCCAGCGCGCGCGGAGCGCGGGCGGCAAGATCGAGAGATAGCGATTCGGCACCCAGTCGCAGAGCGCGGAGAGTTGCCGCTCGTCGAGCGTGGCGATCTGTTCCGGCCAGCGCCGTTTCGCTTCGCCGAGGGTCGAGTAGTACAGTATGATGACCATTTCCGCATCGGCCACCGGGACCGTCTCCGGGAACGTGCGGACGTGCTCGCGGTTCAGGACGTCGCAGCGGAGGCGCGGCAGCCATTGCTGACCCGCCTGGCTCGCGTCGGCGACGAATTGCGTCATCTGCCCTTGTGCATCGGTCGCGACGTACCGCAACACCGGATCGGCGGCGGGCAGCGGCCGGCCGGTCATCTGGCTGACCGCGATGTCAGGCTGATTCGGATCTTGGGCCAGGGGGTGCGCCTTGATTTGGAGCGGCACATAACCGCCCCCGGTCGTATCGCACCATACGTGAATGAAACTCGACCCACGGACCATCGCCCCATCGAGCGCATTCCAGAACACGTGATTGTCATTGGTGCCGATATCGCCCGCGTCCAATTCCAGGAACTGACGCGCCATCTCAGCCGCGCGCTGGGCCGTTTCACCGAGATCGATCGCATGCGGATCGGGCGCCGGCGGATCGACCATGAGTGTTTCTACAATCTTGGAACACAGATCGGCCGCTTTGTTGGGGACCGCGTTGTTGTTGTCGGCGCCGGGCGCGAACTCGGCGCGCCAGATGTCCTGGTCCTGCACCTTCGAAAGCCGCGACCAGGCAAAGCCTTGGCGGATGCGCGTCCAGTGCACATCGAGCGCGAGTCGGTTGCGCGCGAGACGTTCTTGCCGGAGGACCAAGTTGTGGACGGAGCGGAAGAGCGTCTCGTCGTCCGCTTCCAGCATGGGTCCCAACCCGGCGTTGGCGTCCGGTGCCGAGCCAACGGACAACGCCGGGGTTCCGGGCTGCGGGGCAACCTTTGCCGCACGAGAGGCGCCAAAGGTGCCATCGAAGCCCGAGTCAACGCCGCCGCGCGGCGCTTCGGACAACGGGATCGCGGCCATCGCTGCATCGAGACCGAAGAGCGGTGTGCCCAACCCGTTAGACGTGGGTGTTATGGACTCATGCCAAAAGCCTGGGTCATAAATGTTTTCTCATCGCTAGGGAGTCGGGACCGTCAGTCCTTGCGAGCACTTGCCCGGGGTGTCTGCCGGTAGCCCCCGGTCTCCCTAGCGTTCCTCATGGAGGCGTCATCACGATCAGGTGGTTCAGCAGCGCTTGCGCTTCCCGTATGTTCCGGTCGATGGGGCCAGACCCCACCGTGCTCGCCGCGAACTCCTGCGGACGGATCTGTGTGTCCAGACTGGCACGCACCGTTTCGAGTTGGGTCTGCAGACTCCTCAGGTTGTCCGTAAAGGCGCTCATCGCACGCGCTCCTGGTTAGAATCGTCTCTTTTCCATTATCTTATTCAACTTCTCATCGATATCCTTCACGCGCTTGCCGAACTCCGTATTCATCACGACCGCGTCGAGCCGGTCGGCGATCATCTTTTCGAGGAGCGCAAACAGCTTCGCGCGATAGCGCCACGCGATGGCCGCCGCGATGGCCGGCACACTGGCCGTGCCGATGAGACTGGCGACCCAATCCAGGAACGTGTGCACGATCCCCCCGAGGTTATGTGTCTAACCCAATTACCACAAGGGTTCTGGGACGTCATCCGGCTCGCCGTCCCACTCCGTGGCGCGCGGCCAGTGGAGAATGGACTGGATGATCTCCCGCTCTTTCATGCCGTCGAGCGCTTGCTGTTTGGCCCACCGGGTGAGATGTCGTGCCAGGCCTCGATCGTTGCCCGACGCCAGCTCGATCGCCTCCGTGACGTCATTCCGCTCGGGCGTGGCGAGCGGCAGTGGGTTACGGGCTTGACCCTCCGGCGGCGCGGGCGGGAGCGAACGATCGAGTCTGGCGATGAGCGCGTTAAGGATCGAGGTCGATTGATCGGCGAGGCGCACAGCCGACTGCATGGCCGCCTCCGCGCGATCCGCTCGCCGGAGCTGCTCCTCATAGGTCTCGCGCGTCACCCAGGGCCATTTCATTTGCGCTTTTTCGGTTTGGGTTTGGGCTTGGCCTTCCGCCGTGCTTCCGCGAGCTTCACACGCTCCTGGCGGATCTCTTCGTCCTCATTGGTCTCCTCTTCCTCGTCTTCCTCTTCCTCGGGCAATGGCTCCGAGCCGAGGGTCAGGTCGCCGCGCGCCGCCTCCGGAATCGGCGGTTGGCCGAGCGATTCATTGACGGACTCGACGATCGTCGGCGCCGACGGCGTATAGGTCGGGTCGTTGTCGGGCGTGACAGCGAGCGCGCCGCACCCATGGCATTTCTTCTCGGCATTCAACAGCCACTGCTGGGCGCTGTGCCGCTGGCCGCATTTGCGGCAAATCCATTCACTCATAGGGGCCTCATCGCGGACACCGGCATTCGTGGAGGTGAAAACAATGCTCATGCACGTTTACATATTCCTCTTCGGGCGGCAGCACCATCACCATGACGAAGTTGTCGGGAATGAGCGCGTAGCGCGCACTCGCGATCTCATTCCACGTCGGATGCCGGAATGGATGCGCAACCGAGAGGTGCCAACCATATTGCGGCGTGTAGCTCACCACAGCCGTGCAATGCGACTGGTGGCTCGCGTAATACTTCGTTTCCTTCAGCATGCCCGGTATCGAGGCCTTGGGCGGATCGGTCAGATGCCAGTGGATGGTGCGACCCGCCGATCGCTCGCGGTTCACGACGGTCGTCATCGGCGGCTCCTCATCGGGACGCGGTGAACGACCGGCGCGGCATTCTTCGGTCGGCCCGTGTCACCGAAGACCGACTCCAACTCCGCGCGCGGCGAGACCCGATCAAACTTCTGACGCTTGTAATCAAAGTGTGGCGCATGGTTGGCGGCGCGTTCGTGCGCGGCCGCCGCTTGGAGAGCTGGAACAATCGGCCGTGACGCCAGGCCGTAACGAACCATGTCGTACGGATCGTCGCCGCCCTCGCCGCGATCATTGGCATCCGTTTTGAGAATGTCCTCGGGATCGTCCGGGTCGCTGACCCGCGTTTCGAGGCACTCATAGACGCGCCGGTTGGCTGGGGTATCACAGATCTGGAATCGCGGGGTGATCTCGTACTCGCTCCGATCGAGCGCGTGCCGCTCCTTCCACCGGATGTAGCGCCGGAGGTTCTGCACGCCGGCCACGCGCGAGATATTGGCTCGGCGGAGCGGCAGGCCCAGCTTCGAGAATTCCTCCGCAATCGTCGGCACGTGTTCCGATCGGGCCTTATGATCCGCCCAGCAGTCATGGCCCGCCGTCGTATACCGAAGACGGCTCCGCTGAATCCCCAGCGCGTCCAGCCGATCGAGAATCCGGAGCGCGATCTCCGGTGGTTGGAGATGGCGGCCCGCCACCGAGTCCAGCAGGACCACAAACCCATTGCCATCCACCGCAAAGAGCCCAAACGAAAACGGGTGCTCGTAACCCCAGTCAAACGCACCGAAGATGGACCAGTGCGACGGAACTGTTTCGAGAACACTAATGAGATGCTTGTCACGTTGCAGTTCTTGCAATCCGAGGCCGGCGCCCGCATCCCAGTCGCCGAGCGCGAGCCAGCGGTATTCCAATTCTGGCAAGAGGGCGAGCCGCGTCTCGTAGTCCGGGTCCGCCGCCATGAGCGTCGGGTTGTCGCGGAGGGTTGCTTTGACAAAGCCGCGCGTGGAGCGCGCCGCGCGGTTGTTGTCCACCTCGACCTCGACCGGCGTGCCATCGCTCGGGCAGCGCGAGATGAAGCGGCGCTTGATCCACGCGTGACCCGGACCGCCCGGGTTGGCACTCGCACGCATCATCCGCACGAGACCCGGGGCGGCGGCGCGGTTCCTGGACATCAGGTACAACCAGACGCGCTCTTCGGCGAGTTGCCCAAGCTCGTCGTATCCGATCCACGTGTATTGCTGGCCCTGATATTGGAGGGCTTCGGCGTAGGTGCCGCAGTAGCCGAACTGATAGGTGGCGCCGGTGGGGAAGGTCCAGCGGTGATCGACTTGGTTCCACACGCCGCCCGCGCGGGGGAAGGTGAGGAGCGATCGATCGATCAGCTCGCGAAGCTCGGGGAACGTCCGGCGCAGGATGAGCGCCTTGTAGGCCGGGTGGTTGATCTGTCGCAACCCACCATATAGAAGGGCGTCCGACTTCCCGCCCCCGGCCTGGCCGCCGTAGAGCACTTCATACGCGACCGCTCGCAGGAAGGTCGTCTGCGGTCCCGCGTGGGGATGCCAGAGCCGTTCCGCAGCGGCGGTCACTTGGGCTTCCCGGTGTGAAAATACCGGCGCCCGTTGAGCACCGGGCTATACCATCCTTCCCACTCGGGCTTGCATTCAGCGCCGTCGGCAACTGCATCGGGATACGAGTGATAGGGCGTATCGTCTCGATAGCAGAGCACGATCGAGTGCGCGAGCGCCGGATTCTCCTTCCGCTGCACGCCATCCGCTGGACCGCCGAAGTACTCGATGATCATGCGAGTTGACTCATCCCGAGGAGGAACGCGAGGACGAGCACTTGCGCCCACTCATCGATCGGGGTCCCGCCACTCATCGGTTGCACGATCGGCTCAACGAGATCCGGCCGGCGCTCGATCCGGTCCTCGACCATGAGCTGCGTGACCTGCTCGGGACGTGGCGGCGCCGCCGTCAGATACATCGGGTATTGCGTGCCCCACGAGACGCTCGGCATTGTGGGCTGCAAGTCGCGAAACGCGGCGTCGTACGCGGCGTACTCAAAGCGCACGGGATCAGACATCTCTGATCGCGCCTGGACGAGCGCATCGCCGGTCCGGAAGGTGTTGGGCGTGAACAGATCGCTCACGTTATCGCCCCACACGTTCGCCTCCCCGGCGGTGTCGCCGCTCGGCGTGGTAGGCATCGACCAGCAGCTTATACAGCGGGGCGATGATGCCCTTCTGGTAGATCGAGACCTTCCACGTTTTGCTGTATTCATCGAAGTACACGACGACGCCATCGAGCGTGACGCGAAAGCGGTCTTTGCCGATGCGGACTTCGGGTGGCGGCGGCTCTTCTACGGGCGTGAACGGGATGCGCGGGTAAATGGCCGGCGCGCCGGACGGCATGACGACCGACACGGGACTGTCCATGGTGTGGCCGTCGTCACGTTTGAACGTCATAGTGCCCGCTCCGGGATTTTGATTTCCTCCATCGCCATCTCTTTGCGCGCCATGGCATGAACGTGCTGGTGCACGGCTTGGGTGATTTCGCGTTGGAACCACCAGCGCTCATTGCTGTCGTAGGACAGATTCAGCACTTCCAGCAGCGTTTTGCTGACGAGTTGGACGGTGATGATTTCCGACATCCGTTGGTACAGGACTTCGTGGAGGTCGGTGACGCGGATGTGCTCCCGCACGATCGCGGCGGCCATCGCGCCCATCTCTTGCGCCCAGGCCTCGCGGATGGCTTCGCGCGCCGCCTTGGCCATGCGCGATTTGACATGCGCGACCCAGTTCTGTTGTGCGTCGAGCAACGCTTCGTGCATTGCGGCGCCCAACTGTGCTTCGAGAACCGTCTTTGCGTCAGCGATGGTGGCCATTGGTCGCGGCGTATTCCTTCGGGACGTAGAGGCCGATGATCGATCGGGTCTTGCCGGCGTTGGTGCGCGGCGCGTTCGTCATGCTCTCGCCGACCTTGGTCCATTCGCTTTTGAGAAACACGACGCCGAGGATCCGCCCGTCGCCTTCGTAGTGCTCGTCGTCGAGCACGTGCCGGATATCGTTCACGGACACGGGCTCCATCGTGGTCTCGAAGTGCTCGTGCGCCGCGCGCCGGAGCTTGGCGACCATCTCGGGCTTGTAGGTCTCCAAGCGATCGAGCGCGATGCGCGTCCCCTCCCAGCCTCGGGGTTCGAGCGTTGGGGGCTGATCGAACAGATCCTGCTGGTCCGGATCTGGCGGCGGCGGGTCCTTTTTCTTCATCAGCGAATTCTCGTGTTCGCGACGTTCGGCCAGAGCTGCGCGAGCAGGAAGAGCACGGCGAGCAGGACGACGATCACAAGCACGGGCGTCTGCCACGGCTGCGGCATGTACATCTTCACCAGCCAGCAGATGATGAGGATGATGCAGATCGAGACGACGAGTCCAATGAGTGTCATCGGGAGGCCTCCGCGAGTTCGAGTCGATCGCGTTCGTCGTGGTCTTCCTGCCAGGCGTCGAGCGCGGCGCGGCAGACCTGTTCCCATCGCTCCCAGTGGCCGGTGGGGTCCAACGTGGCGCAGCGCTGCCAGTGGTCCGCGAGATCGCGGAGATTCGCCATCGCCTTATGGGTCTCGTTCGTATCCATCGGCTTCGATCTCCTCAGCGGTCAGCGCTTTGTGCTTGGATTCGCTCGCCACCGTCGCGAGGCGGGCGAGGCGTTTCAGAATCGTTTTCATCCCGCGATCCATGGTTTCGTCGCCGATGCCGTCATGGAGCTTGCGCGCCAGCGCCATCGCCTCCTGGCTGCACTCCTTCAAGAACTCCAACGTGACAATGCTCATTATTCGCCCGGCGGCAGGAGCCGCTGTTCAGGATCGAGGGCCGGGATCGGCTGCTGGCTATAGTCGAGGGCCGGGAGGATGACGACGCCGCGCAGGATCGTGTGGTCGTACTGCACCTTGTCGCCCCACTCGCGCGGGACGGTCTTCGCCACGTACCACTTCCGCGTCTCGATCGCCAACTCGTTGCGTTTCACCTCGACGATGGTGGTGACGGGCTGGTCCGCGATGTCCATAGCACCATCGGCGATGGCCTGGCCCTGGCAGTGGCGAGCGATCTGGTATTGCTCGCGGAATGCCTCGTCCTCAGCCACCCACGTCATCACCGTGCGGAGTGAGACATCGATCTCTTGCGCCGCGCGCGTGACCGTCGTGCCTTCGCACATCAGTTCGAGCAAGTGTTCTTGCGCCTCTTGCTTGGCGATCCCGGTGAGCTTCGGGCGATGCGGCCGATCGGGTTTCCGGACGCGGAACTTTCTCATCGCGCGGCCTGCGATTGGTCGCGGATGGCGCGTGCCTGCTGCGCTTCGTGGAGCACACGGCGCGCCTGCGCGGACGTCCACGGTCCGGTCGCGGCACGCTGCCTCAGGAGGTGGCGGAACTTGCCGTGATTCTTGCCGCCGCACTGGCAATGGCATTCATACGACCGTGCGGTGGCACACATCCACTCGTAGCCGGGCGTGCACGTCATCGCGCGCCTCGCTCGGCGGGACGCTTCCGCGATGACTTCGATGCATTCCGGTAGTACTCGGGATGATCGCGGCGATGATCAGCGGACCATTCCCATCGTGGCTGCTTGTGAGCGGTGCACCAGACCTTCCCGTCCTCCGGCAGCTCGAAGCCGATGGCGTGGAGCCAGCGCTCCTTGCCGAGCTTCGGAATGCGAATCATCACGTGCTGTCGGTTGTCCGAAATCCACACCTCGGCGATGCGGTTCGGTTCGAACGACGGCATCGTGAACTTGCTCGTGACGATGTCACCCTTCCTGAGCAGGAGGGCCTGATCCAGCGTCATAGCCGCGCTCCGTTCGTCGCTTATGCACGCGGTCAATCGTCCGCTGCATTTGCTGTTGGAAGGTCTCGTGGATTTCTTGGCGCTTCGCCGCGCGTCGTGCGAACCGGGCTTCCTTGCGCAACACTTCGGTTCGCTTGCGGCAGTCGTCACACTGGATCTGCGCGCGCAGATGAATGCACTTCGGGCACGTGTCGCTCGGATCCGACGTCTGCATGGCAGGACACTGTACAACCCTGCCAGAGAACAGCAATTTGTCGCAACGGATTACAGTCCTAACCCATGCGACGAGGGGACGCGCTATGCGAGGCGATGATCGAGGCGCACAATGCCAGGCCTACACCCACGCCGGCCATCGATGCCCCAACCTCGCGTTACCAGAATTCGCATCAGACGGCCAACGGCTCTGTCACCTCCACCACCCCAACGGATCCTACCAACGCTCTCGCCAACCCCGCCGCAAAAAGACACGCCCCGAAGCCGGTGATCCCCTGAAAGGAAAACGCGGCCAAATCGCCCAACGCCTCATCGACACCTTCACCCAGATCCCGAGCGAGCCACCACTCACCCAAGCCGAACGCTGGAAAGCCGCCCGCGATGCCGCGAAGAAAAACACACAAGACCCATCATGAGGGCCTCTGATGACCCGCCAAGCCGAACCACCACACTTCGCGCTGTTGCGCCAACAAGGACGCTGCGCCTGCGGCGAGCCGCTCCACTACACGCGCCCTGACGATCGATGGGTCATCGAAGACCTGTTCCCGAACGACGATGACACCCTGATCATCAAGACCGACCTCGCGACCTATCGCGTGCAGCGGCACTACCTCGCGCTGCACGGCGTGGCCGCGATCGATCTGCCAGCGCTGACCGATCAGGGCATCGTCGAGTGCCTCTACCACGAATGAGCTGACGCGCGAAATCGATCGCCACCATACCCGCCAGGTATCCTAAGGCCCCGACGCTGGCGCCTTAGTGTTCTCTCATTCCCGAGTGAGTATCACGCTCAGCTCGCCATTCCACGCCACCACCACGCCACCAACACGATGCGATGAGCAAAACCAACAAAATCGTCTCGCTCTACCGCTCCGGCGTGATCGCCGCCGACATCGCCCGACGGCTCGGCTGCACCCCTCAAAATGTCTCCTATGTCCTGAAACACGCCGGCTTCCCCCGCCGCCACCGGGGCCCAGACCGCAAACGCCGGAACTATCCCAACCCCAAACGCCTCGACATCATCGCCCTCTACCAGTTCGGACTCTCCGCCACCGATATCGGCGATGTCTTCCACATCTCTAAACAGGCCGTCATCGGAACCCTCGCCCGCGCCCACATCCCCCGCCGACCACCCGGCATATACCCCGGGCGCCGCTCCTCACGCCTCGATCAAGTCACCACGCTCTACGATCAAGGCACTCCACTCACCAAGATCTGCTCCAAAACCCGCCTCTGCCGACAATACGTCCGCGAACTCCTCCACGAAGCCAACCGCCCCTGGCGACCCTCCGATGACCGCCGACGGAAATCCTCTCGGGAATACCAACGATGGAAATAGGTTACAATCCTAAGGTTACAATCCTAACCCAAACCGTGCGACCCTAAACTACTAGCCCTAGATAAGCCCGCCGGGACCCAGGCCCCTCGACGACAAACCACCCCGGGAGCCTCGATTCAGGCCTTCGCGCCCTCTGGGCCGCTCGCGCGCCCCTCGCGCCCCTCGCCGCGTACGATCGCGACCGACACGACACCACACATGCGGGCGCCCGGCCGCCAACCGGCGGCAAGGTCGCGCCGCGAGGCCGCATTTTCGGTTGACGGGGTGTCAATCCAAATCGCATGGTTGGTTTCGTGGTTGGACGGCGACCAGCTCACGCGCTAAGTCGTTTCGCACCATATCATTACGCGGTCGGCGCGAGAGATTCTATATCCTGCGCGTCACACATTCCGCTCGACAGTGCGTCAAGCAAAAATGAGACGCGCGCGTCCGAACCATGATGTGAGGCCCGGCGCGATTTAGCGGCGGGCTTTTTCTTTTGGGTTTTGTTCTTAACCTACTTGCGCGTTCTCGTCCCATCCTTATATTTGATCGTAGGTTAGAAACTTAACCTAGTGACTGCGGCTGGTATCGGTTGCGGTCAGTACATACGAAAGGTTGGCCAGTCCGTGCACAGCGCGATCCAGTGGACCGCTCGCGGTAGACGGCAACCGAGTAGAGCCTAGGCAGTCGCAGCGCAGCGCATGAGCTAGCGCATTGGGAGAACGACATAGGACGAAACCCGGATTGGGTCCGGGTCTGCACGTGACGCGTGCACTGATGAGTCCGAAAAAACCTTTCCAGGGTGATGTAGATGCGCGAGACGTTCATTGATTCGGTCACGGGTCGTGCCTGGCACGTGCCCGCGCGGTTGCTGACGCACGACAATGCGAAGACGAGCAAGGGTGAGTCATTGGGTTGGCTCACGGCGATTCTGTACCTGGCACCGAGTGATCTCTCGGGCCGGAACGTGTGCCCGATGGCGTCGGCCG